GGTGGCGGTATCGTGGGAGCGAACGGGTTTGTTACATTCGCCGGTTCGACCACCTGGACAAGGTACGTGGTGGCAGCTCCGATACCTGCTAACATTCCCAGCACGACTACTGCGGTAACGGATGTGAGTGTGGAAGTGTGCTTCACCCCTACCGGCACAGGTGCAAGCACGACTGATTGGATTGAACTCCAAGGTTTGCAGCTTGAAGCGAAGCCCTCGACACCGACGATGGTGTTCCCGTCGGGGGTGATCGGGCCTACCGCTTTCGAGCGAAGGCCTGCCAGCGTTGAGGCTTTGATCGACTACTCCTACTGGTATTTCAACTATGAAAACCAGGCTGCGATCAATGCTGTGGCGAACTGTGTTGATCAGAGCGTGACTGTCGCACAGTGTTTTGTGCAGTTTCCTGTGCAGATGCGTATCGTCCCGGCGGTGTCGTTGACGTCTGGGTTCCAAATCTTCACCACAACTGGCTACAACGCGGTAAATGCGTGCACGCTTGCGGTGAACGGAACTTACGCGGTGGTGGCGAGTGCGACCGGAACGGTGGTGCAGTGCACCGCGACAACTGTTCCGGCTGCTGGTACTCCCAACATTCTCACCTCGTTGGGGACGTCTTCTGCGACAGGGATTATTAGTGCTAGCGCGTATCCGTAAGGTGGTGTTAGTGTGAAAACCGCCCCGGACAGGGTGTACTGAGTACGTTTTGTCCGGGGCAAACTCCCACCCAGGATGCCCCTCATGCCAACCCCCGAACCAATCAAGTTTCCCTCCCCTTTTATTCCCTTGTTTGTGCCCAAGCGGTACAAGGTTTTCTGGGGTGGGCGGGGTGGTGCGAAAAGCTGGGACGTCGCTCGTGCGTTGTTGTTGCTTGGGATGAATCCCGGGATTTTGTTTCCCGGAAAAACTAAACTCACCATCCTATGCGTGCGTGAGTTGCAAAAGTCTATTGACGACTCCGTGCATAAGTTGCTTCGGGAACAGATTATCGCAATGGGCCTAAGCGCGTTTTACACTGTTGAGAAAACTACGATCTATGGCAGAAATGGGACTGTATTTTCGTTTGCAGGTATACGCAACAATGTTTCTTCTATCAGGTCGTTTGAAGGTGTTGATATTTGCTGGGCGGAAGAAGCCAGCAATATATCTGCATCTTCATGGGGCGTGCTGATCCCCACTATCCGGTCTGACAATAGCGAGATTTGGTTGACATTCAACCCGGAGTTGGAAGATGACCATACGTATAAGCATTTTGTGAAAGACCCCAGACTTGTCACGGTAGACAACCCGGCAAAGAGGTTTGAGAGTGAAGAGTCACTAAAGCGCTTGTTTGGGCCAAACTTTGCACTGGAGCCGATTGAATGCCCTGTGATGGAGTCAACTGACATTTTATCCGTAAAAGTCTCGTGGCGTGACAACCCGTGGTTTCCTAAAGTCCTCCGTCGAGAGATGGAGAAGTTGAAAGAGGAAAACTACGACAAGTATTTGCATGTGTGGGAAGGTGCCACTGTGCAAAATCTTGATGGCGCGGTTTATGCGAAAGAGCTACGTGCGGCGCAACTTGAAGGACGGATTTGTGCGGTGCCGTATGCACCTGATGTTCCGGTTGATGTGTTTTGGGATTTAGGCAGCGCTAACAACACTGCGTTGTGGTTTGTGCAGAGAGTTGCGATGCAGTGGCGAGTGTTGCGCTACTACGAGGCGAGTAGAGAAGAACTTTCGCATTATCTCAAATACTGCCAAAACACCGGGTATTTTTTTGGCACGTTGTTTCTGCCGCATGATGCGAAGCACAAACGGCTGGGGTTTACGGGGTCGATTGAGGAACAAGTCAGGGCGTCTGGCTACACAGTGCAGATTGTGCCGGCGACAAGCGACAATGACGGGATTAACGCGGCTAGGGTGGTGTTTCCCAATTGCTACTTCGACGAAGTTGGGTGTGCAGCGGGGTTGAATGTGCTGCGACGGTATTGCTGGAAAGTGGACGATCGTGGGCAATTGACGAAATTGATAAATTCTGACGGCGCTGACGCTTTCAAATACTTCGCTATAAGCACTAAAGTGAGGCGGATAGGGCAGAGTGTCTCCCAGCGTGCGCCAGGGGGGAGTCTTGGTGAACGTTTGGCAAAAATCGGGGCTGGGGCTGTGGGAAGAATTGAAGGAGGTTTGACATGGCTCCGGTGAGAAGAGGGGATTTGCGGAGGCCTGATCCGGATGAGACTTCACCTGATGTGTTAAGTGATGATCCTGTTGTGCATGAGGCGCGAAAGCGGTTTGATCGGTGCAATGAATGGGAAAGTGAGTGGCGTTCCAGGTTTCTTCGGGATATTAAATTTGCTTACGGCGACTCAGAAAACGGGTATCAGTGGCCTAGCGAGTATCGCATTGCGCGGCAAAATTCCGCAAGGCCTTGTTTGACGTTGAATTTGATCAGGGCGCATAATCGGATGATTTCAAATGAGATGCGAAAAAACAAATCTGAGGTGAAGTTTCTTGGAATGGGCAACGGCGCGACCGCGGAGTCAGCAGGGGTGATGCAAGATTTGTTCCGTCATACGCAACAAATCTCAGACGCCCAGCACATTGCGCTGCCTATGATGCGACAGTGGACAATTGATGGTGGGGTGGGGTATTGCAGATTGGTCACCCGGTATGAAGCGGATGACTCGTTTGACCAGGAAATATACATCGACCCAATCGATGACCCCATGCAGGTTTTTATTGACCCTGACATTCATATCGGCGGAAACGCACTTGATGCGAAGTTTGCTTTTATTTTTGACGAAGTGCCGAAGCAGGATTTTCGTGAGACGTATCCTGACCTTTACGACAAAGTGAAAGGTACGGGACCGTTTGGGCTTAGTGCAGGTGCTGGTAGCTACCACAGCGATGAGTATGTGAGGGTTTGTGAGTACTTTCGACGGGTTCCGAAGAAATCTGAGTTGGTGTCGTTTTTGCACCAGGGCAAACGGTTTACAATTCCGCGAGGGAGGTTTGAGGGGATCATCAGGGAAAAAGAAGCCCGTGATGGTATTCTTGATCGGGAAACCACCCGCTTGCGCGAGGTGACTTCGGATGAAGTTGAGTGGTATTTGATAGTAGGATCTGAAGTGGTTGAAAAAACGGTGTGGTTGGGCAAGTACATCCCAATTTTGCGGTGCGTGGGAGAGGAGACGGTTATTGAGGGCCGGCTTGACCGAAAAGGACACACGCGATATATGTTGGATGGACAAAGGACGTTCAACTACTTCGCATCAACGCAGGTTGAAGGGTTGTCGCTTCAGACTAAAGCTCCGTGGCTCGCGCCTGCAAAGGCGATTGAGGAACATGAGGCAATTTGGAGCAGGTCAAACATTGACAACCCCGCTGTGTTGCCTTACAACCACATTGATCCGGAAGGCAACCCGGAGATGCCGATTCCGGCGCCGCAACGGATTGACCCGCCTTCGGCGTCGGCCGGGTTCCAGCAAGCGATGGAAAATGCTCGGCAGCAAATTATGATGGTGTCTGGGCAGTATGAAAACCAAATGGGGGAGCCGGGGAACGAGCGCACTGGCGCAGCGATTAACGCCAGAAGAAACCAGAGTGCGACAGCGAATTTTCACTTCCAAGACAACTACGAAGGCACCCTCATTGCGTTGGGCAAGCAGCTTCTTGATCTTTATCCGAGACTATACGACACAAAACGCATCAAACGTATAGTGGCAAATGATGGGATTGAGTATGATCTCGTAATTGACCCCAGTATGCGAGAGGGGTATGCGCAAGAGATGGACCATCAAGGCCAGGTGATTAAGCGGGTTATGAACCCGATGGTGGGAAAGTTTGAAGTAGCGGCGAGTGTTGGCCCGGCGCATGACACTCGTCGGGAAGAGACTGTAGAAAATATGACGCTTCTACTGACGCAAGCGCCTGGGCTGATCCCCGTTTTGGGTGATGTGTTGCTGAAGAATATGTCGTTTGAAGGGGCACAAGAGGCTTCGTTGAGGTTGAGGAGAATGGTGCCGCCTGTGGCGCTTGGACAAGGGCCGACGGCGAAAGAGCAAGAACTTCAAGCACAAGTGCAGACGCTTCAGGGCGCACTTGTCAAAGCGCTTGACGGGCACGCAAGGGACAAGATCAAACTGGTAAACAAGGAAGAACTACGGGAAGTTGAAGTCTACGATGCTGAGACAAAGAGGCTTGGGGTGTTGCAAAAAATGCTTCCGACAGACCCCGAAGGCCTCCAATCGCTTATTGCGCAGGCAGTTCAGGATTCAATGAAGACTTCAATCACGGGGATTATGCAGGACATTAAGACTGAGGGGGGTGGGGTGGGGGAGGAGCCAGCGCCGCCGCAAGCGCCGATTCCGGGGGCGGCGCAAGGAGGGGATGGTGAGTGGTATTTGGCCGATCCGACACGAAAGGGTAAATATCTTCACGTTGCTCCACTAGCACAACAGAGGGCTAAGGAGACTCCGCGATGACACAAAAACTCACTAACAGAGCGAATGAGCGTGATCCGTTTGGGGTGAATACGTTCGTGAATGAGGCGCAACCAGGGTGGTTTCCGGGCGGGACAAAGCCGCCGATGGGACCGCCAGCGTTGCTTGCACCTTCGGTGGAGGCAACACCAACGTCGCCGTCAGGACTGCATACATTGGGAGCGTATAAGGAGAAATTGGTGGCGGAAGCAGCGGCTAAGGCACCTACGCTTGCGGAGCAACAGCCGAGTTTGTTGGGCGGACAAGTGAAAGCGCCGCAGCCTTCATCATCTACCCAACCGCCACCCACGCCGCCGACTCCGCAACCCCCAGCGATCTCACCGGCAGCTCTGAGCGGAACGCCTACGCCCGCTCAGTTCCAAGACCAGATGAAGTTGGAACTGTTGCGGGGGATGTTTCCGCAGCATGTGTTTACCCCGGTGGAATATGACCCGTTCAAGGTGGTCCCGCAAGGGCTTGGTGAGAAGGTGGACGTGAATAGAGGAGTTGGATGATGGAAAACACAACGTCGATTTTAAATGTCCCTGTTTGGGAAGATTGTCCTTTGCGAGAAGTAGTGCCTGATGTTTATGAAATCCGCAAAGGGCCATATCCGGAGTGGGATGGTGAAGTTTTGATTTTAGTGTATAAACCTCCACTGCTTTCGGTAGTTGTGTCGTTTGAGTCGGGATGGTTAACTGAACAACTGTCAAAGTGTTTAAAAGTGATGGTACACAACTTGGGATTAGAAGTTTTCAGGGTATTGCATCCTGCTATTACTTCGCATAAGTTGCGCACAACACACTCAGAATACTTGCGACTTACCCAGTTAAAGGAGGTTGGGTGATGGCTGGGTTAATCTCAAAAGGCACCAAGCGCAAAACACTCCACGCCCACGAGGCTGTTTATGCGCAAGCAACAGAACTCACTCTGAGTGCGTATGAAGCGTTGATGGCTGATAATGATATATGGAATGCGTGGCAGAAATCACATCCGGGCTTTTCGCGGCGGCATTTGGAGATGGCGTTTTTGAAAGCTTTTACGTACAGGTTTGTACCTGCTGCGCGAGCCATGATGGCGGCGCGACTCCAAGCGCCTCTTGACGATGAGACCAAAGAGGCAATCTATGAGGCGCTTATACTTGACGGCTCGCTTTTGCGGGGGCGCGGACGCCCTCAAGGCGTGCTACAAAGCAAAGGTTAACCCCCATGTCAACCAAATCTGAAACGCCAGCCCTGACCGCCCCGCAGCCTGGGGCAACACCCCCCGCAGAACCCCTCATCCTTGCTCCCGAACCTTCTGCTCCCCGAACAACTGCAACAACTGCGCCGGACGACCCGCCGGCAGCCCCTTCGCCGCCTCCGGCCCCGGCGGAAGCTCCAAAACCCCCTGCACCCGAACGCGATTACGCTGCGGAGAGAGTTCAAGCTAGGTTGGATCGGCTAGTTGCGGAGAAAGCGGCATTAGCGCGAGAGGTGGAGAAACTTAAAAGTAACGCTCCAGCAGATGCGGCGGCGATCCAAGCTGAGATTAACGAAAAAGCTGCAAAGCTTGCGGCAGAAGAAGCGGTTAAGATCGCGGAGTGGAAAAACTTCACCGACTCGCTCAACACTGCTATCGCTGAAGGCCAGAAAGAATTTGGCGCGGATAAATTCGATGCCAGTGTGGCGAAACTCCGCACTCTGCATGATCCGGCTGACCAAGACGCAAACACGAAGTATCTTACTATGCTTCAGGCGATAGTGGACACGGGGGCTGCGCCTAAGCTGATTCGTGCTTTGGGAGACGATCCCAACGAAGCCGCGCGGATCATGACGCTTAGTCCGACCCGCATGGGGATGGAGCTTGGCAAGCTTGCAGCCAAAGACATTGAAGCAGTGTCGTCTGTTCCGAAGCCCATTACCCCCATCACCGGCACCGGACGCAATCACGCTGCTATCGCGGCTGAAGACCCTGAACGTGCGGATAATCTCGACATGCGCGTTTGGATGGAACGCAGGAATGCGCACGTGACTGAGCAAGCGAAGCGGCGGGCGGGACGGTGAACGAGTTAATCTTACCATCACGCCGAAAGTTTATTGGCGGCATGTTTGGGCTTGTTGCTGCGCCTGCGATTGTTAAGGCAGAGTGGATTATGCCGATTAGTGTGGAGAGTAAGGCGCGGGTCACGCTGGCAATGCTAGCAAAGATAACAACAAGAATGTGGATAAAATTCCAGAAAGAACAAATGTTACGTGAGAACCACCTGCTTTTCCACGTGCCTGCGTCTACACGGTTCTGAGTTCCGTCTAACTCTGCGGAGTGTGGACTCCTTAAACACCACGAGCACTGTGGACTCGTTAAATCGACTGCATAGGCCGCATCCGGGTTCGCCACCCGATTAGGAGCGCTCTTGCTCCGCAATTGAAAGGTTCCGGCTGTGGCCAATTCGCTTCTCACTATCAACATGATCACCCGTGAGGCTGTGCGTCTCTGGAAGAACTCGAATGCGTTCTTGCAGAACGTGGACATGCAATACGACTCCAGCTTCGCAGTTGGTGGAGCAAAAAACGGCACTGCATTGAGAATTCGCTTGCCGAATGACTACACGCCTTCTTTAGGGCCTGCGCTTAGTATTCAAGACACCATGGAACAGAGCACCACGTTGGTGTTGTCTACGCAAAGGAATGTTGGCGTCAGCTTCAGCACGCTTGACCGCACTATGTCTCTCGATGACTACTCCCGGAGAGTTTTGGCTCCGGCGGTGAATAACCTTGTCGGTGCTGTCGCGACTGACATCATGTCGGGGTCCGAGTCCGGCATCTGCAACTTTGTTGCTAACCAGGATGCAAACTCCAATCTTCTCATCCCAAACCAGGGGACTTACTTGCAGGCCGGAGCGGCGCTGAGCAAAAACTCCGCGCCTACTGCGAACTGGAAAATTGTCAACTCTCCCGACACTGAAGCGAGAGTTGTGGCGTCACTTTCGGGGTTGTTAAATCCGCAGAGCGAAATCAGCAGCCAGTACATCACTGGGCGTATGTATGATGCGCTGGGGTTTATCTGGATGCGTGACCAGACTACCCTAATCCACACGACGGGAACGCTGGCGCAAGGCTCTGCTACTGTCAACGGAGCGGGGCAGACCGGGCTGAGCATCAATGTGAACCCGCTTGCGGGCACGTTGAACGTTGGCGACATCTTCACCATCGCCGGTGTGTATAAGGTGAATAAGATCACCAAGCAAACCACTGGCCAGTTGTGTCAGTTTGTTGCAACGTCGAACGTGGCGGTGAACTCCACAGTCATCCCGTGTTTTCCTGCCATTATCCCCGCTGTCGGCGGCAACGCGGTTCAGTTTCAAACTGTGACGGCTTCGCCTGTGAATGGCGCGGCCCTAAACCCGGCAAACGGCCTTGCGCCGAATACGTCGTATCGGAAAAACTTCGCTTTTGCGCCCGAAGCTGTTACGCTTGCTGTCGCGGATTTGGAAATTCCCGGCGGTATTCACGATGGCTCCCGTGCGGAGTATGATGGTATAAGCATCCGCATGGTCACGCAGTATATGATCGGCACTGACCAAATGCCCACACGACTGGATGTGTTGTATGGGTATTTGTGGATCAGACCTGAATGGGCAGTTGTTGTTGCGGATGTAGTGTAACACACATCGCACGTGTGTTACGCTACTGCGGGATGGGATGTAGTGCCCTCGTTCGGGGGTTCGAGGGAAGTCCTCTCTCCCATCCCGCTACTCTTTGCATGTGCCCAGGAGGCTCTGATGTCGGTTAAAGAAATACGTGAATGGGCTACTAAGAAATACGGAGCGCATTCGCATCAAGAAGGCCAAGTCTTCGCGGCGTTGCAAGGACTTGAAGAGTGGCTTGACCATCTCAAACGCCACGGAGTGATGCTGGAGGTGAATTTGCCGCAAGTGGCGGTGGTCGCAGCAGCGAAAGTCCCCGACGAAGAAACCGAAGCCCGTGTTGGTACTGTAATGGAAGTCACACTTCCCGCTTTTGGCCCTCCTGACGAGTGATGTAAGTTTAATACAACCTAGAAGGAACCCCTATCATGACACTACAAAGCGGTCAGCGCTACACTGTTTATGATGCAATGGAAGCATCAGGGTATTTTTCAAAAAATCCTGCGAATGTAAATTCGCGCAACGACGAAGGGCTGCCGCTCTACAAAGGCCCTGTTGAGTTTCCGATGATGTTGTATCATCCTCAAGGGCATGAGAGGGTTCTGGTGCCTGGGGTCATAGAGCGAACTTCGTGGGGGACAGTAGAGACCTTTGGAGAGCAGTGGGAAATTGTGTCAAAACAAGTTAATTCAAAAGAAGAACTTGCGGAGGCGATTGCGGAAGGTTGGCATCGATACCCCGCAATGGCGATCCGTGCGGCTAATGAGACTTGGCGCAAAGAACGCGGACTCACCCCGTTGCCGGTGCCTGCGATCTCTGCACAAAGCCACATCACAGAGCTGGAAGAGAAGAACCGGAAGCTCACAGAATTGCTTGAAGAAGCAAAAAAGCAGCAAGAAGCCTTAGGGACATCTGCGGCTACGTCTTCTTCGGTCAAAAATGCGGGATTGGTGTAAACTCCACCTCGCCCCGCGCCCCCTTGAAGGAACTCCCAGGTGACTGCACAAAATCCAACGCAAACCACCTGGGGCGACCTTCTCACAGCCGCTTTGCGCGACTCTGGGGCGTTGGGAATTGGCATGTATCCGCTTGCTGAAGACTTGATGGATGCAAGTGAGCGTGGTATGTGGTTAATCCAGCAGTGGGAGCGCAAGCGCTGGCTGGTTTATCACCTCGAAACTTACGTGGTTAAATCTACCGGGCAAGGGATTGATGCGTCGGGAAATCTTGTCCCGTATACTGTTGGGCCAATAGGTGGGGATGTAGTGCCGCCGCAAATCTCTGTTGGCGCTGCGGGGTTTGCGACTAGGCCGAACAGAATAGAAAGTGCGTTCTTTCGCCAAAACATCAGCTCACCGAATGGCCCGGTCGATTACCCATTGCAGCTTTTGCCGGCTATGGAAGACTACAACCGTATTCGCCTGAAAGGGCTCACTAATTTTTCACAAGTCTGCTACTACGATCCGGCTTGGCCTTATGGTGGGTTGTATCTGTGGCCTTGGCCGCAAGCGAACTTGTATAGTGTGGGGATCACTGTCCGCGAGCAGCTTCCACAAGCATTTAGCCTTGCCGGGAACCCGCTGACAGTTAAGTTAAACCTGCCTTTCGAATACTACCGTGCGCTGGTCAAAAACATTGCTATGGAAGTTCGCCCCAAATACGGCATACCAAACACCCCCGGTGACATCCTCGCAGGCCAAGCCCGCGACGCCCTGGACACTATAAGGCGTGGCAACACACAAATTCCACTTTTGAGTGTACCGGTGGAGCTTGCTTCGCGGACTGGTATGTATAACATCTTCTCCGACCAATGAAGGTCTGGTTAGCTAGAAGGAACTACGCAAATGGCTTTCTCTGTTTTCAACTATCTCAGCAACTTCTACGGACAAACCGGAGATGCACTGGTAAACCGGCAGGCGTTGTCGCAATTTGCGAATTATGTACTTGGTTTCGCGAACAGTATTGTTGCAGCGCCAGGAGGCTCCCAAGTTTCTGCGACATTGCTGAATTACGCGGATAACCAAATCGACACCGTTGCGTCTGCAAACGACTCTGTGCAGTTACCTTTTGCCCTGCAAGGGTCGGAAGTATTAGTAATCAACAACGGTGCACAGACTATGAGGATTTACGCGAACATCTCGCCTAATCCCAACAACAACAACGTGTTGGATCAGATCGTTGCTAATGCGACCACGGCCAAGACTGCAAACGCTACTCCGATTACTCTTGCGTCCGGATACACACTACTGTTCAACTGCTCTACCGCTGGTGTTTGGAAGCAAGTGAGCGCAGCGTCTTAAGGAGACAAAAGGATGCTGCTTGAGCTAGCCGGAGGTGCTTACGCAACCCGCAGCGTTCTCGGCAGCGTTGAGCGGTGTGTGAATTTGTTCCCGGAGCCTTCCAGGGGAAGTCCTAAGAAGCACACGTTTTACCCTTCTCCTGGTCTCCGCCAAGCGATTGTGCCTCCGCAAGCGGGGGCGGGACGTGGGGTTTTTAGGGCATCTAACAACAACGGATACTGCGTAGTCGGCACAAACGTCTACGCAATCTTGCCCAATAACGCGTTGAAGTTGTTGGGGAGTCTCGGGCAAAATTCGTCGTATATGTGCGCTATGCGGGATAATGGGGTACAGGCGTTCCTGGTAGACAATTCGACTAATGGTTATACGTGGAATGTGCAGACAAATGACGGGTTCCAGCAAATAGTGGACGCCACGGGCACTTTCAAAGGTGGTACTAAAGTTGAGTTTCTTGACGGATATTTGATTTGGAATTTGCCGCTCACAAACGAATATGGCTGCACTACGCAAGGGGCTATTGGGTTTAACGGCACGCTTGTGGGAGTCAAAGATGGCTATCCGGATTTCATCAACACTTTTATCGTCAACCAACGGGAAATTTTTCTTTTTGGCAACGTGCGGAGTGAAATCCACTACAACGCCGGAAACCCGCTGTTCCCGTTTGCGATACTTCCAGGAGCGTATATAGAGTTTGGGTGTGTTGCGCCGTATTCTGTTGCGATGATTGAGAAAGGCGTTTTTTGGCTTGGACAGAGTGAGTTGGGAACCGGCATGGTGCTACGGCAGTCGGGGTATCAAACAACTGTTGTTTCGAATTATGCGCTTAGCTACGCTATCCAGCAGATGACACAAATTTCAGATGCCATCGGGTTCACCTTCATGCGTGATGGTCATATGTTTTACGGGCTTACATTCCCCGCAGGCAATCAGACATGGGTTTATGATGTTACGTTGGGGTCGCCGTCGGATGGTTGGCATCAGGAGGGGTTCCTCGATCCTAATGGGGTGCTGAATCGTTCTCGTGTGGTGTCCATGGCGTGGGTGAATGGGATGAATATGGGACAGGACTGGCAAAACGGAACGCTCTACGAGGTGACGCCTGATTACTATGCGATGGATGTTGACTTGGGTGACGGACAAGGGGTGTTTGCGAGGCCAATTCCGCGTATACGAACTTTTCCCAGAGTCGAAGCTGTTGCCGGGATGCAAGGGCCGATCCCGACTGACGGCAAAGGGATTCTGCTGCACAAGTTTGTGGCGGATTTTCAATGTGGGGATGGCGGGATCGGTGCAAATTCCGAACCCCCGCAGCTTGCGTTGCGGGTTAGCGTGGATCGGGGAAGGACTTTTGGCCCAAACATCCTCCAAACCACTGCCCTTTACACTGACAAGGGGGAAGTGATTGAGGCTTCTTACCGCATCTTACCCCAATGGCAGAATTTAGGCATCGCAAGGTGGCCTGTGTTTGAGTTGAGCTGGTCATTCTCCGGGCCTGCTGCGCTTAACGGCGCGTGGATTGACGCGAGTTTGACAACGGTTTGAGAAGGGGGAGGAAGTTAAATGGCTTCAGCACAACAAGCAGGCATCCCGCTCAATGAAGGTGTTGTGCAGGATTCGGGCAATCCGCAAGCTGATGCTTCGTTCACGTTTGCTCCGCCGTGGTTTTATCTCTTTCAACAACTCTGGCAGAAACTCGGTGGGCAATATTCGACTCCGCAAACGGCGGTGTTCGCGGCGCAAACAGGACCGAAGCAAGTGACGTTTTATAAGTCTACCACGGGGGAGAGTATCGGGTATGTTACACTTACCTGACACAGCTTCGCCCAAACCATTTGTGGTGCTGGCTCTGCCGAGAAGCCGGACGCGATGGCTTTCGGAGTTTCTTACATACGGCCCGTGGAAGTGCGGGCATGAGAGTGGACGTTATCTGCGAAGCATGGAGGATGTTAAGTCATGGTCAACAGTCCCGTTTTGTGGCTCTGTAGAGACTGCGATTGCACCGTTTTGGCGAACGATCCCGAAGGGTGCCCGGATTGTGGTTGTAAGGAGACCTATACAAGAAGTAGAAAAGTCTCTTATGAAAGTAATGACGGAGGTTCCAGAGACGCTTGCGCAGACGTTGCGGTATCTCGACGCAAAGCTTTCGCAAGTTGAACGGAGAGTTGATGGTGTGGTTAGTGTGGGATGGGAAGAGTTGGGAACCCCAGAAGGCGCACGTAAGGTTTTTGAACACGCATTACAGCTTCCGTTTGACTATGCATGGTGGAGTGTGCTTAAAGACGTTAATATTCAAGAACCTTTTGTGGTGTATGAGAGGTATGTTAAAGCGTATTGTGTACAACTTCAAAGAATGGCAGGGTTGGCTAAAGGCGTAGCATTGCGGGATCTTGCTGTTGCGCGTAGAGAAGCGCCTGAAGGATTTGTTTTTGCCCTGGAGCCTCTGCGGACTTTCTTGCGTGACTCAGTGGGGTTGTTTGCTGAACACGCGCAAGTACTTGGCACTTTGCCGGATGCGTGGAGAAGCCTCAATCTGGGATTTCTTCAGGACATTGAAGATCAGTGTATTTTGCAAATTCTCACAGCAAGATCAAACGGTAAAATGTATGGGTATTTGCTGACTGAAGTAACCGCTTCAAGAGATAGTGCGGCAAAATTGAGTGCCGTGGAGACCTCGTTTTACGCTTCTCCTGACGCGCCAGGGTTGGGAATGAAATTGCAAAGAGAAAACCTCAAACTACTGCGCGAACGTGGTGTTGCGGAAGTGTGGTTGCGCGCAGGAACAGAAGGTGACGGTTCTAGGTTGGGTGTTATGTATCGGAGAGTTGGTGCGGTTCCCGCCGGGTCGTTGTGGAAACTTGATTTAGGAGCAGTCTGATGGGTATTGCTGCGGCGGCTTCTGGGATTGGAGGTGCAATTGCCGCCGGAGGGATTGGCACCGCTGCGGCTATCAGCGCTGGCGGCGCGCTCGCAGGCGCAGGCATCAGTGCGATTAGCGCAAATTCCGCCGCAGACAAACAGGCTGCTGCTGCGAACAACGCTGCGAATGTGTCACTGCAAGAAGCCAACAATTCCAACGCGCTGATCCAGCAAATCTATGGCGAGAACAAAGACCTTCTTAGTCCGTTTGTTGGGGCAGGGACATCCGCGTTAACGCAATTGCAGAATTTAACCGGCACAAACGCCGGAGGTAACCCGCTCACAGCGACGTTGACGAAGCCGTTTGCGGATACACCTGGAGCGCAAGCTTCTGCGCTTGTTCAAACGCCGGGGTATAAGTTCGCGCTTGACCAGGGTCTGCTTGCCACGCAAGCAGGGTCGTCGGCACAAGGGCAGGGAAGCGCGGTAGCGGGAGTGGGGTCGAGCCAGACGCCCGGCGTGGGGCCTTCCGGGCCAATGGGCAAAGCTCTTGCGAATTATGCGACAGGGCTTGCCAGCACCACGTATCAGCAGCAGTTCTCTAACTACTTAACGCAGAATCAGCAGATTTATAATCAAATCGCAGGGCAAGTTGGAACGGGATTGAGTGCGGGGAGCGCTATTGCAGGCGTCGGCACGACGGCGGGCGGGCAAAGCGCAAACGCGCTCTTGACTGGGGCGGGCCAATACGGCTCATTGACGACGGCAGGCGCTGCCGCAAGCGCTGCGGGGACTGTCGGGGCCGGCAACGCCATCGCAGGCGGCCTCACCAACGCAGCCAACGCTCCTCTTTATTACAACATCCTCAGTGGTGGCAACAAAAGTAGCCTTCTTGACAGTTACACCAGCCCGACTACCGGGTTGAACATGGCGAGTAACGGCCTAGTCGGTGGCAACGGAGGAGTTTGAAAATGGACCAAAACACTGGACTTCTCAACACCGCCGGAGCGGGAGTTGGCGGCGGAGCAATGCAACCCAACACGGGTGTGCCGCCTTCGGGTGCTGGTGCATCCCCGACAACCCCTCCGCCCCAGGACTCCTTCACCTCCAAAATGCTCGATCAAGCCAAAGGCCGCTTCGATGCGGTGAAGAAAGTTTATACGCAACTTACTCGGATAGAAAAAGGCCTCTCTGGCCTCATCGCAAAAGGCGACTCTGTTACAGAGGATGATGTGCTTGATGAAATGGCAACCCTAGTCGCGCATGGGGCAGACCACAAAGCTCTCGCGGCGATGGTTGCAGGGGATACCCCGGCGGGAGTTGGCCCGATGCCGCCGGGGGGAGAGCCTTTGGCCGGATGGTTGAAAAATGCTGAAGAGCAAATTGTGGTTCCGGCAGCCGCAAAGCTTCGTCCTGCGATGGCACTTGCACAGCATCAGTTGGGAGTGGCGGCTGTGCATCATCTGCTTGAGTCCCACGCGCCTGCGGGGGCGGCACAAGCACCTTCGCCGCTGATGCAACCTGGCTAAGCCGCCCGCACCCCCCACAGGAGTATTTCAAATGCCCGATGGCGTGAACCCCGTCGTCAACACGAACCTTGGCCCGCAGCCGCAAAGCGGCGGGTTGCCTAGCACCATCGGTTTGATGAACGAACTCGCAGAAATGCGAAACAGACAAAACCAGAACGTGTTGTTCCAGCAACAAATGCTTGCCCGCCACAAGCTGGGGGAGGATTTGGCCGTGTGGGCTTCGCAAGGGCTCACGCCGGAGCAGCAAATTGCAAATGCATCGCATCAACCTTACGCTCCGTATGTCACGCCGGAGTTGGCAAACTTCCGCTCGTCAAACCTAGCCGGGGTGCAGGTGCAGCAGACGGAAGCCGCAATTGGTGAATTGCAGCAACGTGTAGCAAACACCGGACTTCAAGGCCTAACACAAGCACTTGCGGCGACGGGAGGTGATCCGTCAAAATTTGACTCAGCTTTTCGAATTGCTACGGCTGGACAACCTGCGCAAGCGGTGAGTGCGTTGACAAAAGCCTATCCGGCTATTAAAACTGCCCTTACGGAAAATTTACCGAAAAACCCTGCCGACGCCCAAGCGGAGATTGTGACGCGCACTAGAAATTTAGGTGCCGCGTTTGGACTTCCGCTTGACAAAGCATACGCGATGACGGGCGGAATTGTGCCGGGTGTGCAGACAATCCCTGGCGCTGAAGGACAAGAAACTAAGGCGATTGTGTCTGGAGGCGGCTCCGGTTCAACTTCGGCAACAATTCTCGGCACTACTCCGACTAAAGCTGGTGCGACTGCGATGGAAATTCAAGGCAGACAAGCAGCCGGATTGCCGCCCACGTTCCAAACCATCAAAGGCCCGGCAGGTCAAGAGTTACCTTCGATTATCTCTGGTGGCGGTGGCGGCAGCCCTGGTGTTGCTTCGCCGTTAATGGCGCCAGGCGCTTCCGGGCCAATCATAGGCCCAACGATTACGCAAACCAAACAAGCAGAAGCACGTGGTGTTACAATGGCCGCGTATCAGGAAAACCTTGATGACCGGGTAAAGTCTGGTGCGCAGATTATGCAAACACTTGCTCCAGCGTGGGCCGCTTTTAAGGATTTGCAAGAGCACGGTCAAAGCACCGGAGGCCTTGCTACAGCAAAAGCAGCTGTAGCATCTGCGTTGCAAGGTCTTGGCGTGAAGCAAGAGACATATGACAAGATTATCAAACTTGACTCTGCACAAGAGATTTCAAAGTTGATGGTCAACACGACCATGGCGCAAATACAACAACAGCTTCCAGCTACATCAAAACTTGCCGTGGGTGAGTTTAATGCATTTATGAAAAACAATCCAAACTTGGACACAGACCCGAGGGCGATGGAAAAAATATTTAACTTCTGGACTAAGATACACTCGATTAATCGCATTGAGCAAGCTGAGTTAAATAAATATCTTGCCCAAGGTGGCAATATCTCTGAGTGGCCTGAAAAGTGGCAGACGATAGCGGAGAAAGAAGGGTATATAAATCCCAATCCGACGGGAACAGCGTCGGGCGTAAAGGGCGGATTGGGTGTTGGTGAGCATCGCGAAGTTGAACCAGGTGTTACTATCCGACGGGTGAAGTAATATGCCTACTTTTCACATCGAAGCAGGCGGCCAATCGTTTGAGATTGATGCGCCTGATGAGACAGCAGCGCTCAGGGCGTATAAGACGCACGGGGTTGGGGAAGCTCCTACGCCAGCACCTGTTGGCACTCCAATTCCCACAGCTCCCAGCACCCCGCACAGCACCCCGCAAACTCCAGAGTCTACGCCTGCGTGGTTTGCAAGAAACTTCACCCATTTGCCCATGGTGACCGCCCAGGCTATTCTGAATGCAGGTACGGGGCTTGTGAATACGCCAGCTACTCTAGCTAATTTAGCAAAACACGGAGCAGAGTGGGGAATCAAGGGTTTCCCACAGATGCCTGATGTTCCTGAGTTCCCGCAAGTCAATCTCGGCGCTAACGCGCAAGCACAAGGACCGAATGAAGGATTGTATGCGGCTGGTGTTGGCGGCACAACTGCGGGGCTGGTTGGTGGGGGATTATCGCGAGCTGCTGCTATTGCGCAAGCTTCTGGTAAAGAAATTATCGGGGAGTTACCTGCGCTTCTAAGCGGCGCAGCGAAGTCTGGGACAATTCCAGGTGTTATGGCTGAACTGGCTGGGCAAAATTTGCCGCTGGATGAGCTTAGTCCTGGCGGCAAAGCTCTCACAGAAATGCTTGTTGGATCTGCGGCGGCAATGGCATCACATTCGCTTCTCAAAGGCCATCCGATTGAAACAGTTGCTGCAAAATTGGGAACCGCTGAAACACCTGACCATGCCGGTAACGTTGCGCAGGATGCAACCAGAAAATGGCGTGAAACTTTGCCGGAGAAAATTGAAGCGCTCAAAGATGTTCGTGACGTACCAATCACCCCTGAAGGTGACGTTACCGCTCCGGCTATGTTTGGTAAAGTGCCTTTGCACTCCGCAACAGTTGATATGACTGAAACAATGAGGACGGTTGAAGAGCTTGCAAAACATGGCGGAGTAAATGCTCCTTTCTTGCACGCATTTGGGTCGGATATGCCGCCAAGAGCACAAGAAATTCTGCGTGACATAGCTGCCAGAAATGATCCGATTGTGGAGTATCCTGCGAAAGCAGAAAAGCCGTATAACGGGCCGTTGAGGCCTGACAACTCGCCGATCGTGGAAGGTGGGGTGGTGCCGGAGCCGGGACTTCCGGCGGCTGGGCCGGTGTTGGGTAAGCCTGCCGCAGGAGCGCTTACAGGTCCGCGCGAAGCTCCGCTAGCCGCCGCCCCCTCTCCTTCCGCCCAAACAAATCCACTCCAGCAGCGGATGGTGACGCCTGACGTGTTGGGTGTTCCTCCGGGTGTTGAGCAAAACCAAGTTAATTTGCCTTCAACGAAATTTAACTCTTCCGCGTTGGCGGAGAGTGTTGATTCTGAGATGCGCGGAAAAACCCAACTTGACCAGACACGAGCGCGTCCGCGATATACCCCGCCGAATGCGGTTGGGACGGTGGAGGGAGAGCCTCTGATGCCGCCGCCAGAGTTTGAGAAGCCTGATGGTAAAATTGTCGGTTACAAGAGCCCTTTGCAAGACGCTATGGCTTTGCGTTCGTACATCGGTGAAATGACTTCACGTGGAATGATGCCAAAAGGTTCTACCGCAGCGCAGTGGGAT